GAGAGGGTGGAACTGCTCACCCCCACATAGTTGCGACTGATGGCAGAATTTAGCCTGTATTTGCCCTCTGAGCCATAGGGTGGTGTCCAGTAGAACCATTCCCCCAATAGCCCGTTAAGGGTGCCCTCTAGGGTATCTGCCACCGAATCCCGTAGGGGAATCGTGACCACATCCCAGGTTTCATCAACGGCATTGATGCCATCGGGGGCCACCTGCTCATAGCCATCCCCAAAGCTTAGCCGCTTAAGCCGGGTGGTAGTGTTCTTGGTTGCTCCGTATTGAATGGAGAAGGATAGGGTACTGGGCATTATTTCACACTCGCTAGGAGTCCTCCACTACGTTTCTGGCGGGCAATCTCATCCACCACAGCCCTCTGGATGGCCCTGCCCAATTCGTTGCCCTGGTTGCTGTCCGTTTTCACAGAACCATCATTGTTGACGGTGACATTAACCACTGAGTTAACCCCGCCCATCTGGTCAAGGGGTACCACGGCCTCAGGGCCACGTTCCCCAATTAACGCCATGGTGGGCTTACGAACCACGCCCCCATCTGCTAGAGCGGGAACGGAGAACCCAGGCAAGGCCACCCCACTGGCCACACCGCCGGTAATGCCCCCAAGAGAGAAGCCACCACCACCACCAAAACCGCCGCCAATGGAGAACCCTGGTGATGCTATGCCACTGAATCCACCCCCAAATAGGTTAGGGGTACCGCCCCCAAAGAGATTCAACAGCCCAGGGAAGAGGTTATTGGCTACTGCTACCGCTACCATCCGCTGGACTTCCTGAGCAAAGACGTTAACCATGCCAGACATGAACCCAGCAAAAGCCTCTTGAGCCGTTCCTGTGCCCGTCACAAAGCGGGTAAAGGCATCAGCAAAAGCATTGCCCATGTTGTCAGCCATACGGACTGCCATTTCCTGTTCTTGGTTCATCACAGCTAAGGAATAGCTCATGGTTTTGAGGGATTGGATTTGGCTATCGGCCCATTCCACCTGTTTGCGTTGCGCTTCTAGTTGGTCTTGGGCCGCTTGATTGACAGCAATGGCCGCCCTGACTTCCCCCTCCTGTTTCACTGCCTCGACAAGGGCTTTTTGCAGGGCCAGTTTCTGAACAGGGTCTGCGGTATCGCGGATCGCTTGCTCTAGGGCTAGAATCTCGTTTTTGTAGAGCTTTTCGTACTCCAACTGGGCTAAGTAATCCTTGCGCTCTTCCCCTTGGAGCCGTAGCAGATTGGATTCAATTTCTATCTGCCGGGTCTGTTCCTTGAGTTGCCGCACATTCTCCCGCATCATCTGGGGGGCGATGTTGGCCTGCTCTTGGATGAGTTTGTTTAGCTCAGCCTGTTCAATAGCCTGCTCTCGGAGGTTGATCGATTGCTCGGTGTGAAGCTCATTGAGCTTGGCCTGTAGGTCTAGCTGGGTGACGGTGACATTGGGCACATTGGCCAGTCCATAGGGTTGCATTCCCCCACCGGCCCCTCCGCCACCAGGAGCAATCCCCTGAATAGATTTTCTGATGTTCAGGACACTATCGGCATACCCCAAACCGGCGGAGATATTACCAGGGCCAGCGTTATAGGCCGCCAGAGCTTTGCGGGTATCGCCCCCAAACTGCCGTAATAGCTTTTGAAAATACTTGATCCCTATTTCGATGTTTTTCTGGGGGTCATACCGATCATTTTTCTGATAGCCAGCCTCAACAGCGGCCCCCCATCCCACTTGCATAGAACCCACAAAAGGCCCATAGGCATTAGTGCTAGGAGACTGCAACACCTTGCCGGTTTTGCGGTTTAGGTGGGTGATATTTTGCGGCTTTCCTCCCCCTGACTCTTTGGCCGCAATGGCAATGGCAGTCGAGGGGTCTAGCCCTAGTTTTCTAGCAGTCTCATAGATTTGAGTAGCTAGGGGATTGTTGAACAGGTTGCCAGTGCTTGCAGTTGCCACTCTGGATGCTCCCCCCTGCCCAGGACGGGGAAGCTTGCTCAGCATTGATGTCGGGTCAAAAAATTGTCCTCGGCTATTTTTGACCTTTATATCCAAGTGTGCGCCAGTGCTTAGCCTGTCGTCTGGGGAAACCTGGGCGAACTGTGCCCCAGTTGCAATGTTAGCCCCAACCCTTAAGCCAGCGTTAGGTCTGACATGGTTATAGGCGTAGGTATTACCATCAGCCCCAGCAATATGGATGCCATGGCTACCAACCGACGCATCTAACACCCGGATCTCTTTGATTTGCCCCCCAATAACGGCATAAACCGGCTCTCCCTGTCCTGCGGTGATGTCAATGCCATTATGCTTGCGTCGTCCCCCATCCCTAGGAGCATCAAAGCGTTGTCCTGGGCTAGTGCCGATATTGCCCCGTTTGACAGGGAAAACCATGCCACCGCCGCCACCGATAGCCCCAACTCCGCCACCACTACCACCGCTAATAAACTGCCCTTGGTTGAACCTAGCCGCCTGCCTAGCCTGTCCCTGTTCAAAGACCATCTGTTGGCTAATCCCCATGACCTGCATGGCCCTTTGTTGCATCTGCAATTGGCGCTCTAGCCGTCGCCGCTCAATCTGCCGTTGCAAGGACTCGATTTCCTGTTGGCTTCTGATAACAGCCCTGGCGATCTCGCTCTCGGTTTCCAGTCGTTGGTCTTTGAGAATCTGTTGGTGCCGGGTTTGCAGGTCAAAGATCCGCATCTCATAGTTGGTGCGCTGGTTGAGGGTGGTTTCCTCGTATTGCTTCCGGTCTTGGAAGGCCTCCCGTTCCCGTCGTTGTCGTTCCTCAAATTCCTGCTTACGCTTGTCTGCCAGTTCTTTTTCCTGGCGAAGGGCCTCCTGTTCTAGCTTTTTGCGCTCCTCGTCACTTAACCCCGTTGCCTCGGTGGCGGTTGCTGGAACCGATGACTTGGGGAACAGAGCCTTACCAGAAGATCCATAGCTTCCACTACGCATCGCCCTTTCAGAGGGAGATTCACCGGCCCTGGCAATATTACGCTGTTGCCGCTCAACTCGCCCCAACACCTCCTGGAATACCTGCTTAACAATTTCTTCCTTTTTGGCGTTGTTGAAGGCATCCCAGAATGGCAACTCACCAATTCTTCTGGCTACCTCCTCTTGGAATCCTCTGGCATCGGCGGCCGTGCCACCAGCCTGCATAATTCTCTCTGCTCCACTGGTAGGCGTTATCCTGTCCCCACCACTCATCGCCCCGGCCAGGGCGGCTATTTTCTCCCAACCTTCCACCGCCAAGGCGATGATTTTATAAGCCTCCCCTAGCCCTTTCACCAATAGGTCAACTTGATTCACCGCTTTGGCAATAGCATCAGGGTTTTCCTTCAGATAGCCCAATAGTCCTTTGGCCAGTTCAGCGGCGGCATCTAATCCGGCTCTTAATCCCTGGTCAATGGCATCGCCTACCGCCCTAGCAATTGCTGGATTCTGCTCTAGGTAACGCTGAAACTCTAGGGCTTGGGCATTAATTTCTATCCATAAAGACTTGTTCTCACCCAATGGGTCAAGCACGCTGACGATCAAATCCAATACGCCGGAAATCGCTGGAGATATACCCTCGTAGATAGATTGATAAATTTTGGTAAAGGCATCATTTAGGTTAGAGAGCTTAACGGCAGTGGTGGAACCCAGTTTATCCATCAGCCCATAGAACCGCCCACCCTCAGAAGTGACAGACCGCAAAACCTTGTCAACCTCGGCAAAGGACAATTGCAGTCCCTGGCTAGAGCCTTTCATCTCACCTAGCTCTTTAGCCGATTTGCCCAACGCCTTAGCGATGTCCTCCATGGACAAACCAGCGTTCAGCAATTGGTTAATATCCTGCCCCAGGGCCCGTCCCTGGTTCTTGATTTGGGTATAGACAAACAGCAATTGACTCAATGGTTTGTCAGCCCCTGCGGCAATCTCACCCAACATCTTGATAGTAGGGATTAATTGATCGGCAGATGTCCGGGTGGCTAATAACTGCTTGGCCGCTTCGGTTACTTCGGGCAACTCAAATGGAGTAGTTGCGGCGAATTTCTGCACATCCCGCATTACATCCCTGGCCGCCTTTGCCGACCCCAGGAAGGTCTCAAACGCTACTGCCGTTTTCTCTGCCTGTGCCCCGGTGCGGATAACGTTGGCACCCAACTGACGAATCTGATTATTGAGCGAAACAAAAGCTCCCAGAATAGCCGATGAGGCGATATTCCCCATGGCTACTGTCATAACGCCAAAACTTCTGGCGGCCTGCCTTGCCAACCGAGATGATGTATCAATCTCTCTATTCATACCCGCCATTTGCTGGGCGGCTTTATCGTATTCTCTCCCCAGAGATTGAGTGTTTTTTGATAGCTCACTAGATCCAGCACCCAGACGACCCAGGGCCTTTTCCATCCGTTGCACAGCCTGCAAGGCTTTTGATGCCTGTACCTCAATCCCAACTGTGAACAGCGTGGCCATCATGCCCTCCGGCGTTTTTTCCTAGCTTCTTCCATCATCTTCTGCTGGTCTTCATAGGCCAATTCATAGAAGGCCACCCAGCCCACAAACTCATCCTGGGTCATGTTGTCGTTAAGTTGCTGTACGGTCATGCCCAGGTCTTTCGCCAACTGATACTCAAAACGAGCGTCTAGGTCGTCGCTGAGTCTTTTTTTTCGTCTTCCAGCGTGGCACTAGCCCCAGCATTGATCATGAACAGTTCAAGCTCATCCAACTGGGACTCGCTGATTTCCCGTTGCAGAATGTCAAAATCCCCCAACTCAAAGGCCTTGGAACCATCCGCCAACTCCGCCGAGTTAATCAGCATATAGGTGGTGTATTCCGCCGCATCTTTGGGGTTCATAGACTGCACTTTTTTACGGACAGCACGGGTACGGGGGCGGAAATAGAGGGTTTCAATCACCTCCCCCTTTGCGTCCTTAAGCTCGTAGGGATAGCGGGTCTGTACCTGCCACCCCTCAGCCTCTTTGAGCCGGTCAATCAGTCGCTTAGTCGTTGCCATAATTAAGCCGTGTAGAGTCCGCTAGTGGTGATGGTGCCATTGCATCGGAACGAGCAAGACCCCATGATGGCCTCTCCTGGAGTGGCGCTAATGTCCATGCCGGTGATCATGCCGTTAAAGGTGATCTTGCGGTCATCGGTGGTGTAAAGCTCGAAAATGCTATCCGCATCGTCCTCGGGGTCGTTCACCGCATCGAGAAAGTCCTTGGTACTAGATGTGGCCCCGGCATCATAGAAAATCTCAGCGGTGCCAGAAGCACCCACCAGAGACCCCATGTATTTCCGGTAGCCAGAACCCAGATCGGTGGTTTCTACTTCCGTTTTCTCAACATTCATAGACCAAGACCGTACTTGAGCAATGCCAGAGGCCGGTGCCACCTTATTGAAACGGACAGAGCCGCCTTCGCCGCGATAGGTTGTCATGATGCCCCTCCCTGGAGCTAGTTTGATGTACGATACAAACCCAACAGCACAGCCTAGGGAAAGGTCACAGACCTAAGGTTATTCTATCG